TTAAGTGGTGTATATCAACAGCTTGTGCTTTGTAACAAGACCAACAAATGGGAATATCGTTTTCGTGATATCCCCAAAAGTCGGCAAATAGTTTTTTATAATTTTTTAAGGTTTTCATTGAAAGCACTTACAGCATTTCTAGTAAGTTCTCCAATGTCTTGAACAGAAAAATGTCCAGAACCCATAGAACGACCAACAACACCAGTTACAAATATATCAAGTCTTTGTGTATCGCTTTTACTCATGCCATTATTTGTTGGTTGTGGTGCAATATTATTTACAACATTACCAATTGGCTGTGGTCCATTGTTTTGACCATCAGGGTTTTTGATAACCTCAACATCTTTAATATTGGTATATTGATTACCATTAGCTGATGTTTTGGTATTAATAACTGTATAATTGATAGCATCACCAGTAACAGGCATGGGGTTCATATTTACACCCCTATAGTAAAGTCTAGTGCCATCAATCAAATCAAAAGAATAGTTAGGTACACCATCTTTTGTATTATCGTAAATTTTATCTATTATATTAGTCATATTATACTCCAAATATTATTATTTATTTAATACGTTATAGCCTCGACCCTCTAAGCAATTATTAATTAAATCTTGCCTAGTTTGTGCTTTAGGACTTAGCCATAACACCTTGAATCTTAACAAATTATATACTATTTTGCCTTGTTCTAAAACAAAATTTGTTTCGTCTTCTACAAGACTTTTGCAAGTATATAAATCGTCGTGGTATCGGTTCATATCTGCTTTAATATTTGCCGATGATTTACCTCTACTATCTACTATTCGTGTTGATGAGCAACTACTCAAAACCACCAATATAGCCAATAAAGGAATTATTTTATATTTATTCATTATATGCTCCTAAAAAAAGAACATAAAAAGACAGAAACCTATTGTTCCGACAACAATAAATTCTAATAAATAAACACCATAATTTTTTAAAAATTTTATCATTCTAAACTCCAAAATCTAATGTTATGGCATATGGGTAATGACAAGTTTTATCTTGCTTGATATACAAATCAAAACTATAACCAAGTTTTTTTATTTCTACTAAATCTTCACTCCAAAATCCTTTAACATTCATTAGTTTTGCTAGTTGTCTTGAATCTTTGCAATGTGGTAAGTACAAAGTTTTTTTGTTGATATCATGATTATTATGTTTAATTTTTAATTTCTTTTTAAATTTATACATTATATGCTCCTTATATTGATAACATTTGATATACGTCCCAAGTTTCATAACGAACAGAATTTTCGCCATCATAACAAGGTCCACATAGTTGTTTAAACTTTGGTTTTTCGTGCAATTCTTTTCTTGAATTAGCGTTACTACGACCTTTTGCTTGATAGCCTTTACTAGTACAATAAAGAATAAAATCCATTTCATTATCAAATTTTATAGTGCCATTAATATTAAATTTCATTTTTTTGCTCCAATTTTATTGATTTATTTTTCTCTCTATTTAAGTAAGAATTAAATATAGTTTTAACTTCTTCTTTAGTTTTAGTTGCTAATATCTTTTCTAAAACCATCAAATTTAAGTTATATTTAATAGACTGATAAAGATTGAGTTCTGCCTTCTCTCCATTCTTTTCAAGTTCTTTTTTATTAAGTTCTCTAGTATCTGTAAGGCATTGCATATATTCTTTTTCAACACCATAACTTCTAGCTACAGACATATTCAGAACCCTAGCATTGTAGAGTTCCGAATTACCTATTCTTGTTGGTTTATCAATCATTAGTTTGCTCCCTTATTTTGTGCATTTTATTTGTAACATTGCCCCATAGTTTTCTTGTTTTACTATCATAATACCAAGTTTCTTTTGGGTTATCCTCTTCAGCCATCATCTCTTGCACCATACAATCCATTGCTTGTTCAATAAGATGAAACTCTTTTTCAGTTAATTCTAATTTAATCATTAGATTGCTCCTTCATAACAGATAACCATGTTTGATAACTGTTTCTAAGCATATCGCCATTGAAACTTTCACATTGTTTTTTGAAATGTTTGATTGTTGCTTGTATATCTTTTTCAGATGCTTTTGTAATTACCAAACCATAACCTAATTGGCAGTAATCAAAGTTCTTAAATTTAGTCATAATATGCTCCTATTATTATTATTATTATTATTAACCTAGCCAGAGTATCAGGTTATAAGTTTAAGTAAACCATTAAATATTATTTTTTTTTACATTCTTCACAATTACAGTTAACTATATTTTTTATATCTTTTAAAAGTTCTCGCTTAGAATCATAACCTTTAACATGAGTTGGTTGCAAAGGGTCATCTGTAAATTTAAATCCTTTTGGTAAATTTAAAACAAAATCAATTTCATTACCAAAAACATCTCCAGTTATGTCAATATCTCTGCTCCAGTTTATTTTATATTTCATAATTAAACTCCCATATCTATTGTAATTTGTGAGAAACTACCGGGTGGTTGAGATATGCCATAAACGATACATTTAGCCATTGGGTTTGCAGTTTTTAAATCATTTCTGTATGTAACTGCATCTTTAAGATTTTCAAAAGCAACCTTTCCGTATTTACCTCTGCCTTTGAATATGGTTACAACATAATGTTTTACATGTTCTCTAAGATAGTCTTCGTAATTATCAATATCTAATGTCTTTGTCATGTTATCCTCCTAAATAGAGAGTGCCTTTAAGCACCCTCTTGAATTAATTGTGATGTATGAAATACTGGGAATTTTCTGCCTGACATTTCAACCTTTGTAGAACCATCAGATTGCTCTTTAAATTCTTCCATTGGTCTAATTATCTTAGCGATTGCTTTTGTACCCTTTGGGATTTTGTAACCTAATTCAACAGCTTGTCTGAATGTTAGAAAACCACCTTTCAATCCAGTAGCTTCTAAAATATCAATATTTGAACCAGAATAAGGTCTTTTAGTCTTTTCATTATAATACATTTTATGCTCCATTAAATTATTATATAACCTAGAGTATCAGGTAGGTTATTGAAGTCAACCAATAATATAACTTGTTGCATATTTTTTTTTATTTTGGTAAATATTAAAGGCATTTAGTTTTCAGAGATATACAATATGCTCCAAATAATATTGTATTAGTAGGGGGTAGGCATGAGTTTATCCCCTACAACCAAAGAAGCAGACATACAAATCGCTTGTAACGATTATCTTACATTTCTATCAAATACATATACATTTAGGCATTTTCACGTACCAAACGAGGGAAAGAGGTCTATTTGGTTACATAATCGAATGAAACGAATGGGTTTGAAGTCTGGTTGCCCAGATATTATTATTGAATATCCACAAGGCAAAATTTTATATATTGAATTAAAAACAAAAAAAGGTCGTTTATCTGATTCACAAAAATTATGGGCTGTACAGTCTGAAAGTTTAGGAACACCACATTTTATCGTACAAGGGGGTTTAAATGAATGTATTGAACAAGTGAGAGGAATCGTTGAAAAATACATTCCTATGCGATGTTAAATTTTAATACCTTATTTCCTACCTTTCAATTTTAAAATCTTCTGTACAGCCCTTAAATCGCCCTTAATGGGCATCTTATATCTTCTGCGACCTTTTCTTTTCTTTAAAGGCCTTTTGTTTATAAGTTCAGAAATTGTTGTAGACGTTGTAAAACCTATCATTTACCAACTTTTCTCAATGCTCTTGTATGTGCTTGACCGAATGTTTTTCCATCTTCAAGGTCTTTTGCCATCTGTTTCATATGTTTTAATGAATGATGTCTAGCATGTTTATTCATAGCTTTTTTCTGAGTTTTATTAAGCTTTGTTGTAAATTTTTTGATTGATTTTACTAAAACCATTTACTTTTTCTTCTTCATCTTCATTCTTTTGTTCTTTTTCTTTTTCTTCATGCCCTTTGAATGAGCACCTTTTCCAGTATGATATGGCATTATTTTTTTCCTTTCTTTTTTTTCTTACCTTTTTTTTGACTTTTTAGAATTGCTTCTTGAAGTGCTTTTGGTAACTTTTTTTGTTTTTGTGTTAGTGCCATAATAAACCCTTTCTTTTTTCGGTTGCAATGCTTTTTTCCAAAAATAATTGGCTATGCTTGTAAAAAAGTCGTATAGCTTCATGTAAAATTTTGTCATTTTTTTGTATCCGTTTTTTTCATTTTATCGTAAGACCTCATTCCAGAAATACCAAGCATACCAAACATCAATGGCATCATAACTGACATATCTGCTTGTGGAATGGTAATGCCAAACCCTGCACAAATAGGTGCAACCATATAATTAATTGCTAAAGATAAACCACATATCCAACCTATTAATGGTCGCCATGACGATTGAAACCAATTACCTTTTGCTTCTTCTATATTTATCTTTATTTGCTCCATAGCTAACTGTTGAGCGTGTTCTTCTGCCATTGTGGCTATCTTATGTGCCATTTTGGCTTTTTCATCTGCATCTGGTATAAATTTATCTAATAATTTTGATGCAACTGGTAATAAACTAGCTATCATGCACTTTTCCCTAACTTTTCAATTAGTCTTTCTGCTCTATTTGTTGTTTGCCTATACCATAAACTATCTTTCATCTCGGCTTGTGCAGCATTTATGTCGTTATCTAATAAAGCTTGTTTGAATTTTTTAAATTTATTTAATCTTGGTAAACCTAACTGAAATACCATGTGTGTTACACATTCTTTAACATTTTCATCAATATTCATGCCTTCTGTGAATTGTTCCATATCATTTATGGCTACATACAAATCAGATTCAAACCATTTATCAACTTGCTCTTTTGAAACTTTTGTTCCTATTGGTTTTCCATAATAATCATCGTCCCATTCTGTAATCAAATGGCCTATCCCTGCAGTTGGGTAACCTTGACTGCATCGGTAAATTTCATATTTTAAGCCTTCTTCTTGAGCAATATGTTCTTTCAATACTTGTAAATTCATTATTTAACCCCATTCTTTGCCATATAAGCTGATGTTCCCATATATGTACCCACGATACCAGCACCTGAGATATAAAACAAGTTTGATATATCTGCCAATGCCTCAACACGTTCTATTGGAACTAAAAACATAGCAAGTGTAAATACACCCATACCTATCAAGGTGTATCTCGCCATACGAAGTTGTGCTAGATTTTTTCTTAATTTAGTTTCAGTTTCTTTTATTTCTTTGGCTCTTTGTAATTCTTCATTTGTAATTTCATTATCGCCATCTAAATCATATTCATCTAATATTGAGCCTTTTTGTAATTTTTTTTGCATTAATACACCTTCACTTTATTTGAGTTGATACTTGGAACTAATTTACAATGGCATTCATAGGTTTGGTTGCCTTCTTCTGACATAAACACCTGCCCACTTAATTTTTCAGCATAATAAGTGCAATCATTAATAGACCTAAAATAAATTTTTGCTTCATTCATCTGGCTTGGTTGCATAGCACAATATAACATAAATGCAGTAATCAATCTTTTATGCTCCTTAAACTATCCATGACTTTATCGATATCTGGCATTTTCGAATTAAGAGTTTTATATTCACATTTGAATTGTCTTGGGCAAAAAACCTCAATCATCATAGTATAAGTTCTATTGTTACCCTCATATATACAAGCTTTTTTTTTAGTATATTTAGATGTTAACCTTTTTTTTAGTCTACAAGTTGTATATTTCTTTGGCTCTATTTTGCCCTGCCAGACTTTTTGTCTATAAGTGTAGTCTTTGGGTGCATTATACATTTTGCCATCTGCAAATGATTTTAAACCCATTACAAGCACTAATACAAATACACCTATACCTAGTAATGTAAATGCTACCCATTTTATTGCTTCAAAAACTTCTTCTCTTTGTTTTTTTGCTTCTAATTTAGCTTGTCTTTGTGCCTCTTTAGCTTGTTTAATTTTATCGGCTCTTTCTGAAAGAATTTGATTCCAAGTTCCATGTCCAAAGCGATTATCAATTAGAAGTTTTAATTCGTATCTTTGTTCCTCTAATAACTTTCTATCAATAAAATCTGATGCAGTAGATTCAATGCCAAACTGTTGAGCAATCCCCATGCCCTTGCCTTGCTTCTTATTCATTTGTTCTTCGCCTTCAAAGAACCCATCAATCTGCTTGGCTATGTCTTTTATATCTTTTGCTGTACTGATGTTGCTTTTTATAAACTCTACTGATTTTTGTACTAGAGCAATCCCAGTAAGAATTTCTGCAACTACCAAATTTACCTCACTAATAAACCTATAAGCATCACAATTGCTGTTCCTGATGTACCAATCATTATATGTTCAAGCCTTTTGACCCTACTAAGCAATTCTATAAATCTTTCATCACTTACAGCTATATGTTTTTCTAATTTAAGATTTATACTTTGTATTGTTGGTTT